TGTTCTATCAGCCCTTAGTTGCAGAGGGCCATCATTTGTTGGTGCATGATTAACTGCCATTGGCCGCCTCCGCCGCAATAGATGTGGTAATAGTGAATGAGTTTCATTGGGTGAATAGGAGGGTTAGGATGCAGCCGATAAACACCAAGGCCAGCACGACCCGACCGATGGCCAAGGCGAGGTCAAGGAGGGATTCGAGGTTCATGGGGGTAAAGTTACACCACCAAGTACTTCCCCGAATTGCTCACGGCAAGTTTATTCAAGGCCACATATCGCAGCGCATCGCAGGCGTGGTTGTAGGAGTCAATCGGGACCCCCGTGTCCTTGCCGTCCTTGTCCGTAGCCCAAGTGTACGAGCGGAGTTCCTTAATCAAGTTGACCGAATCCTTGGTCACATGAAGGTTGAACCGCTTCACGATGTCAATCCCCTGCCTGACCGAATCGGGTCCCTTGGATGCTGGCTTGATGTTGAATCCGAGGCGATAGATTTCCTCAATGGACTTCGGTTCTGCAGAATCGGCCACAATCTCCCAAGCCCTTGTGATGCCGAATTCCTTCAGCCTTGTGGCGATATCCGAGTTGGTCAGCCCCCGATGATAGAGCAGTTCATGGATGAACAGGTCATCGCCCCTGCGGTACACGGCGACCAAGGCCGTGGGGTCGTTGCTGAACCCCCAGTCAAGCCCGTAGGCGACGAATTTCATCGTGGATGGGTCTATACCCTCAACCACCGTGTAGTCCCCGTAGATAGCCCCTTGTAGCGTCCCGACTTGGCCGAGGCCGTAAACCTTCCACCAGTTGGCCCAATAGGCGGAATGCTCCGCTTTGGCTCGGTTTAGTTCTATATCGTTCCGAATCGTATCAGGAAGGGCTTCGTTGTCTTGGTAGGTGAGGATGAGGAACTCCGCATCCTTTTCGGGCAAGACCTCCGTATGCGCCCAAAATTCGTGGGTCGGGTTGAAGTCGATGTATATCTCCTGCGAGGTACGGATGGCCAACTGGTAGTAGGAATCGAAGTCAATATTATTGGCCTCGTTGATGTAAAGTACCTGCCGCCTTGCTCCTCGGAGCCGTGCTTCCGAATCAGCGGAGAAGAACTCAATCGTGGACCCGTTGGCGAAGTTGTACTGCAGGAGGGTCTTGTTCCACCTGTCGGGAACCCACCTGTGGGTCCATTGCATAATCTTGGCGAAGTCCTTGATGGCCCCCCGTCGTAGGTGAGGCACGGATTCGCTGACAACCGAAATCTCCGACTTGGGATGGCGAGCGGCATGGTCAATCAGCACCGCAAGGATGCCGAAGGTTTTGGACGCACTCGTTCCGCCTTGTATAACCTTCTTCCGAGCGGTCATCGCCCGAATCTTCTTGATGGCGGTGGTGTACTTAAAGTCCATCGCCAAAAAGCGGCTGCTCGATGGTGACGGTGTTTTCCTGCTTTTCCACCAAGCCGTTCAATCGCTGGGTGATGGAGGGGTTGTAGATGCCCGCCATACCTCCCTTGATTTGGTCGGCTCGGATGGCTTCCTTTATGCGCTGGCAGATTGCGGTAAATTCTTCGTATGCTCCCCCTTTGTTGTTAAAATAGTCCCTCCCCCCATCAGCAATACCCTTGTCCCAAAGGTGCAATTTAAACCCCTCCATGGTCAATGGGGCTTCTTTTTCCCGAAAGACCTCCACGGCTTTGGGGCCAATCCAATCTTTTACAAGGATGGGTTGTTTCTTTGTATTGACGCAATACTCGCTGAACTCATCCCATAGTTCTTGGGGGGTCGCAAATACCCGTGGCCTTCCTGCTCCCATCAGTACTCAATTTTGTCAATGAGTTCGTCAATCTTGTCCACGATTTTCATCTTGACGGCAAAAGCGTTGGGCGAGTTGGATTCCTCCACCGCTCCAATGCAGTCGCAGAGGGTCGTGATGACCATCATCAGCGAATCCATGCGGGCTTGGACTTGGGCTTCGGTGTCAGCCTTCGTTGAGTTCGCCAAGTTCTCGGAGTTTATTTCGTGACCACCCAAGGGCCGCTTTGCCACCCCATAGGAGGTAGGAGATGTAGCCGCAGTCGCTGGTGCTGTCAGCGTTGTCGTAGTAGGTTTCAGCCCGTGAAAGGTAGGAGTGCATCCGTTTAACCGTTTCAAGGGAAATAGCCTCACCGCTTGCGAGTTGCTGCGCTCGGACCTTACCAGTTTGGGTTGCGCACTTGTTGCCGTTCCTTTCGTTGAGTTCAATACCCCGCTTGGCGTTGTTGCGCACACCTTCGCCGTAGTCGGCATAGGTTTGGAACTGGTCACGGGTTGGGGTTGTTGAGGGCATGGGTAACGGTGTGGTGGTTGGCTTCGGCGAACTGGTCCGCCTCTTGGTAAATGTATTGGAGAGCGGATTTTACGCAGTCAGCGCACCACCAATTCGTGTTGGGTCTGCCATGGGCCACGAGGATGGTCTGCAAATCATGGACCGCTTCGGGGGAGAGCCGCATGAACAGGGCGGCTTGGTATTGGTCCCAGTAATGGCGGTGTTTGGTTGCCAGCAGGTACTCGTCTTGGGTCATAGTAGGGTCAGTTGCTTGGGTTGCTCCTGCACTTGTTTAGAGCGTGCCTCAATGCGTTTCTCGGATATAGCGATATACTCGGCCTCCCGTTCAATTCCGATGTATTGGAAGCCTTCCAAGACCGCAGCGCATCCCGTGGAACCCGACCCGTTGAAAGGGTCAAGGACGATTCCGTTTGGCGGGGTTACGAGGCGGCAGAGGTAGCGCATCAGGTCGGTAGGCTTGACGGTGGGGTGGTGGTTTTCGCCCCTATCCGCTTTACTTGCCTTGGCGCAGTAGAAGAAGCGGGCGGCAGAGCCCGAATCGCCGTAATTAAAATAGGTAAGTGAATCCCGTTTACCGTATATGACATTTGGGTTTGAAGGATTAGTTCCTCCTGTTGATTTGCTTTGCGGAAACAGCCCCAGCACCTCGTCGCTTCCATCGTGGATGAAGTTGGCGGGCCAGCGGCCTTTGGTTTCATCAGCATCTTGTCGAGCAAATCCAACACCATATATTCCATTTGTATTGTTTTCGCCAATGCCTTGTTTGCGTGGCCCAAACTCTCCTTTAGTATCATTTGCGGCCATACCCACCCTTCCCCCGTCCACATTAATCGCCCCCGTCCCGTGTTGCAGGACATTCTCGGCAACCGTTCCAATCAGCGGTTTGCGGGCCACGGTTATCGGTTCGAGTGCTGGTTTGAGCGCAGTCCCCCAGCCTTGCCATTGCTTTGCTTCGGGGGTGGCGGGGGCGGTAATGAACTCGTTTCTTTGCAAATTGTAATTAGATGCGTTTTCTTGCATCTTTCTGAATGTCGGGTTATTGCTCACCACCTCCCGCTCCGCTCCAGCCGCCTTATCAATCGCCTTGCTCACATCCAGCGACTTCGGAAACCCCGACCCGTACACCCACGCAATCATATCCCGAATCTCAAAGCCCGCATCCTCAATCCTTACCGCCATGCGGTGCTGCGTCCTCGTCCCCGCAAAGGCCAGCAGATGACCCCCAGGCTTCAAGACCCGAAGGCACTCCACCCAAACATCAACGCTCGGCACATCGTAGTCCCATTTCTTACCCATGAATGACAACCCATAGGGCGGGTCGGTAACGATTGAATCCACGCTGCAATCGGGCATGGACCGCAACACTTCAAGGCAATCGCCGTGGTGCAGTTGGTGGGTCATCGGTTCGTGACTTGGAGGATAACGACCGTTAGTCCCGCCGATGCGAGGCCGTACACGGGAGCGAGAACCCAACCGCAGGTGGACCAGGTGAGCAGGACCGCCACCCAAAAGGTCAGGCAGGTGACGCAACTAAACGGCTTGTGCCTTGCGAACCAGGTCTTGTACCAGGCCTGCGGGAGGACATGGTACTCGGCAATAGCAAGGGCGGTGAGGCTACTTATCAGCAGGGGAAATATCAGCGTGTCCATGGTTTTGGATTGCGGCCTTGATTTTGGCCTTGGCTTGGTCAATGGAATAGATTATAGAACGATACGGAATGCCCGTGTCACGGGACAACTTCTTCATGTTACCCGTCCGCAGGTGTAGGCGCAGTAGTTCCTTGTCGTACGGGAACGCCCCATCCTTGGCCCAAGTGTCCATCTCCGCTTCGGCAATGGCCCAAAGGTCGTCCATCAAGGAATCGTACTCGGACTGGGGGATGGGCGAATCGGGGTCCAGTTCTTCCAGCAAGTCGTGGTGGCGGTACTTTTGGGCAAACTGGTTGTTCTTACCCCTGTAAAGGTTCAGCAGCAAGCGGACGACATAGAACTTGAAATACCCCTGCGACTGGATTTGCAGAATCTTGGCGGGGTCTTTCTCCAGCAGAATCAGGACGCACTCCTGCTCCAAGTCCCTCCAAAGCGGGTCGCCTCCTGTGATGGTGAGGCAGGCCTTTCGGATTTCGCCCGTGCGGTAGAGGTCCAGTATCGTTTGTTCTGCTGACTGCATACACAAAGATTGCAAAAAAAAAGGGTCAGCGGTTAGGCCGACCCCTTGGGCGTGATAGCGGTTTCGGGCTATTCGGTGGGTGGAAGTTGCAGAGTGTCAGTGATATAAGCCCCCTCTGCCGTCTGCAAATACTCTTGGGCGTTGTTGAAAACTTGCCTCCGAAGGTAACGGAGTTGGGGCTTCGCTTTACAGTCGTTGTGGAAGGATTCCAAGTTGATGATTATCGTGCTATAGTGGCGGTTCAACTCCTTGCCGATAGCCATGAAGGTGAACAGGTATTCGTTGTATGCGATGTCGGCCACGATGTTGCGGGCGATTACGCAGGGCCGTTCCCTTGACGGGGACCGCACCTGTTCGGGCGTGATGCCGAAGATGGCGGCCGTGGTGTCAACAAGGTGGTGGATGAGGGCTGGGGTCATGGGGTGGAAATTAGGCTCAATAAATCCTTGCAAATAGCGTCTTCGTTGTCACCAAGCGTTATAAATGTTTTATTATAAATTACTGGATATTCTTGCCTATGAGCATGCTGATGATGAAATCCTTCAAAGTCATCTTTGTAATCAACTCCATACTTATCTCTACATTTTAAACAAAATTCAACACATTTGCGTACTTCAATGTGAACTTTTACATGCCAACCATATCCTCCGCAAGCATCCTGAAATCCAGTATAAAGGGCTATTTGTAATTTTTGCTTTGTAAGCAATGACAAAACATTGAATAAATTGGTCATGGCTTAAACGATTTCGGGGATGGGCATCCAATAAAGGACTTCGCTGGTAAACCAAGAGTGTTCCTCGCAGTACCATTTATTGGTTTCAAATTCATACCAAGCCACAACTTGCATTCCTTCGTTGTCGGTAATCAGCACGGGTTCGCCCTCTTTGGGCATTTGGTCTTGGGGTCGTATCCAGGGCATGGGTTAGGCGTTTTTGGCTTGAAGGATGCGACCGAGCAGGGTCCAGTTCACGGACCACGGCTTGATGGTTTCGGAGCGGTCGGGGCGGCTGCAAGACACGCACTCCTTGCGGATGTGGATTTGCCAGCGGCGGAAATCGGTGGGGGTTGGTTTCATGGGTTTTAGTTTAGGTTTAACGAAGATATACACAAGTTAGGAACATTCAGCCAACACCCTTTGGAAATCTTCCACGCTTCGGATTATCTCGTACCTGTAGCCAACTGCCTCCACGACCCCCTGCCACCACTTTTGAGAGAGGGACTGCTTGCCCTTGGAGGTTTTAAATTCCATAAACACCGCACCCTTTGGGGATAGGTAGGTCATGTCGGCCACTCCAGCGGTCAGCCCGATGCCTTTGAGGAAGAACCCGTTGGAGCGGGAGCGGGGGTTGTTCAGGTTCAAGAATAGCAGACCCTGCTCGTTGGGTCGCATCAAAGCGAACAACTTGACGCAGGCGGCTTGCAGGTTGTATTCGTCCATCATAGGGAATTAGGTGGGAACTCGTTGGCTTTGGTGTAGGGAAGGTGGCATTGGATGCTTGCGATGCCAAGGCCGCCGTTGCGATTCTTGCGGACGATGACCTCCATGAGGTCCGCTGGCTGGCTCTTGTCGTGTTCATAGGGGCGATACACAAAACCAATTTTATCCGCATCAAACTCCAGTTGGCCCGTTTCTCGCAGGTCGGACATGATGGGGCGATGGTCGCTTCGGCCCTCGGTTGCACGGGATAGCGATGACACGACGACCCCGAACACCTTCTGCCGTTTGCAGATTGCTTTGAGGGTCTTGCTGATGTTGGTCATCTGCTCAATTTTCGGCTTGGCTTTGTCAATCTTGGTCGGCTCAACGAGTTGCAGGTAGTCAAGGTAGAATCCACAAATCCCGTACTTGGTTTTTAGTTTGGCGATTTCGCCTTCAATGCGGTCAAGGTTGGCTTGGTGCAGGTCCACGATGTAGAGCGGTTTGGACTTTAGGAGGTCCGCTTTTTGGCCCAAATCCATAAAATCTTTTGTGCTGATTCGCTCGGTGGGGTTGAGAAAGTGCGCCCCGTCCATGGTGGCGAGGTTGGAGAGCATCCGCTGGGTCAGTTGCTCGGCACTCATTTCAAGGGTAAAAAACACGACGGGAATATCGGCCATGGCTTGGTTCATTGCGATTTGCAGGGCCAACAGGGTCTTGCCCATTGCGGGCCGACCGCCAAGGAGGATGAACTCGGTGGGCTTGAATCCCGTCAGCATTCGGTCCATCGGGCTGATGTAGGTGGGAAAAATTGAATCCTTGCGTCTGCCTTCCCTGACCTCGTTCATGTTCATGAGGTAGGTCTTGGCGAGTTCGTGGGCCGTGG